CTCTGTCGCTTGATTCTTGACTAAATATTTGTGCCGCCTCGTTCTCATAACGAGCGTACTCCAGTCCAAACAATGCGTTAAGACCAGGTTCTAGCTCTTTGGCGAGCTGGGCTCTATTAATAGCCATAATTTATCTCCTAGTCTATACGCCCGCAGTACCAGTACCACCCATAAGTTGAGAGTTGTTGATTTTTACGACAATAATTGAATTGTTCGCAGTAGTGTTATTACTTGGAACATTGTAAAAATCTATTAGTCTCACTTGAAGAGTAGCAGTAGTATCCGCTGAACTTGAATCTATTTCTACGCCAGACACACCCGTAACGGTATTGCCTGCGCCGAAAACGAGATCCGCGTTTTCATTTAGATTGGCCGCAACTATATTACTGCCAACAGAATCCTGCTGAGCAATAAATGTTTGCATTGGATTATCCCATACAAATGCTTTCGCATCCCCTGGAGCTAAGCTCGCAGGAAAATATGGGGACCAGGTTGGTTTGCTTGTTGTTGGGTCCGTATAAAAACAGCCTCCAAACACGCCCAATAGGGGGTTAGTCGCCGCCGCTACTTCAATGGTCCCGTCACTTTTATATTTAACGGGGTCCCCTGTGAAGATAGCTGTGCTTTGAGTGTCTCCGATCGGGTACTGTGATTGTCCACCATTATTATCCGTTTGTCCCTGACAAGCAACTGGTATCAGCCCGAAGGCCGCATCAACGTTTGCCATGTTAACATCCTTTTAATAATGTTTGAGGAAGACCTTCCAACTTATTTGGACTTGGTACCTCCACCAAAAGTTACTCTGCTTTGCCGTTCTTTTGAGATTGGCATAGCTGGATGCTCGTCTTTCATTAAATCATTCTCAATAGATGCTTGTTGATCGGCAGTAAGACTTTTAAAATAAATGTCTCTGTCTTCTTTTACTTCGATCGGACATCTCATCAAGATTAATCCTCCAACTCCTATAACACCTTTATACTTACCGTCAGCAATCGCCGGTAGATCCATTCGATCGGGATATTCACTAGCTTTAACTGGTTCATATCCACTTCGTATGCGTCCCATAACGTTTTTTTCGTCCTGGGTACCTCGAAACTCGAATCGTATCCATCGATGATGAAAGCCTGTGGGTGGTTCCGGTGCCTCTAAGTTGGATGGAGGAACCCATCCTCTTTTACGAGCACCCGTTTCACGGGTTTCAGCTTTGCGTGAGGTTTTTAGTTTTGTCTTTTCAGTCATATTACGCCTCCTTCACGTGTTTTGCGTATTCTTCCAAGGGCACACCAAGTTTTTTTGCGATAGCTACCTGTGAAGGTGTGAGTCTCACAGTGCGGCGCCCACTTTTTGTCGATCTATTAGCAGAAACAACCGTCTGGACTACTCGATTGTCTTTGTTCTTATCCTCAAACTTATGAGGAAACTCTTTTCGTATTCGTTTGTCAAGTTCTTTATAGTATGCATCACCCTTGCCGTCAAATCCTTCTTCATTGATCAATTTTTTATGGATCGACAGTGCTGTATACGTCATTCCCTCATTTTTACCGAACCATTCATTTTTTTCTGCCCAGGCTTCCGCTTTGGGATCAGGTTGTGGCAAAGGTTGAGGGGCTTGTGGTGCTGCTTTAGCTTGTTTCTCTAGATTTTCTTTTATTTTTTCTCGTTGTAGAGTAGAAGAATTAGCCCTTTCTTCCTCAATCGCCAATCTTGCAATGGCTTTATTAGCCTCTACTTGCGCTTTTACATCACCTTTGGTAATCGCATTCCCTAAAAGTTGGTTGGCTTTATCCAGTTCTGAACTGACACGTTTCTTATATTCATCCAGATATCCTTCATCAACTTTGGTAACTTTATTTTTTAATTCATCTCTCTCTCTTTTTACAGACTCGGCATATTTTAAGGCTTCTTCACGTTGCCGTTCAGCCTCTCTAATTTTAAAAGTCATTTTATCAATGCGCTTTTTAACGGTTTGAGAATACTGCTCTTCTTCAGTGTGCGCGGAAGAGTCTTTTTCTTCTTCGACTTTTACTTCTTCTTCTTCTTTTACTTCAACAACAGGAGATTCCTCTGCTGCTGTTTCTATAACGCCTTTTTCTTTTTCTTCTTTTAATGTTACATCAACAGGGTTTCCACTAGTATCAATTGGTACTAGTTTTTCTGATGGTGATGTTGTTGCTTCCGGCATGGTACCTCCATGTTATAAAATGTTTGCTGGCAAAATATCACGGGGATCATCAAGGACTGCCAGTACTTCATCATCATTAATGATCCGTAATTCTCCACCTTCTATGCGAATGCGGGATCCTGCATATTTGGTAATTAAAACCCAATCTCCTTCCTTACACCATGATCCATTAGGAAAACGTGCTTTATCCTTGTATGCATCTGGTCCTAATTTTAGGACTTTACAAATATTCGTGGTAATTTGAGATTGTTCAATAGTATCATCGGTAAAATAAATTCCTGCCGTTGATTTTGAATCGAGTTTAAGGGGAAATAAAACTATCCTAAATCCCGTAGGGGTTGGAACTTTTTCAACTTCTTGCTTTTGTTTTTCTTTTTTCTTACCATCCCAAACATGTTTTGGTACAATTAATTTATTCATCAAGTTGCTCCTGTTTTTTTAGCAGGTCCGTGAGTTCCTGTCTTATTTCATTATATGCATGTAATTTCCCTAGAAGATACTTGTAATCCTCTAAAGTCTTTACATCACTTGTTATAGCTTCATTTACGTTATCTTGTCTAGTTTTTAATATTTTTTTGAGCCATTCAACAACTTTAACTATTTCCATTCTCTATACGCACTTTTTCATTATTTCGGAAAGTTCAGCGCATCTTCTTGGTGTCTGTTTACTCCAGCGTGAGTCCAGCATCTGGACGTGCGCCTCAAAATAGTCCTTTTCCTCCAAGGCCAAAATCAGTTTTTTAAAATTTCGAGTACCTTGGGTTCCCAATTGAAACACCATCTCAATTATTACGTTTTTCGCTTCGATATGAAGCTCTTCTATGTGGCCGACAAGTTGGTTGGCGCCTTCTCTGGCTTTTTCCAGATCCTTGTAAAAAAGATCCAGAAGGTCGGATTTTTTATATTCTATACCTTCTTCAAAATTATCGTTTTCCGTGATGAGGTGGCCATACCCAATCGTTTTTTTTCCCAATGAGTCGGCATAGATCTTTTTGCGAAATCCTTCATGATCCATGATCCTCTTTTCGAGCATCATCTTCCTTGACTCCTGAATATCTTTGTAGTTGGTCTTTTGCTTGGAAGCATGCGACTAAATCCCCGTGGCTTGACTTTCACTACAGTACCGCCTTTGTTATACTTATCCGCCCACCGTTTAGCGATTTTTGGTTTATTCGCAAATAAAAACTTTTTTTGTTTTTCCGATTTAAAGGGCATTAATAAATTTTAGTCGGTTTTCTCTTAGATTTTTTACCTCTTCCATAGCCGCGAGAATACATTTCCGTAATCATGCCTCCGTCAGCTTTCTTAAATCCTTTTAATGTTTCAGCCAACCGAGCACGCTGTCCGAGCTTGCCTTTCGCTTTTGCCGCCTTCGCTAATTTTTTAGCGGGAATGTCTTTTCCTTTTTTAACACCTAATGACGCACGCAACGCCCCTGGTTTCTTGATCGCTTTCTGAATCCATTTACCATCTTTTGCCTTAATGACTGATCCTTCACGTGATCCTTTTGCTTTAGGGCCCTTAATTGTAGATCCTTCTCTAGAACCCGCTACCTTTGCCCCTTTAATGACAGATGTTTCGGCTGAACTTGAGACAGCTTTCCCGCCTTTCGCTTTTTTAACAGGCGGTCTGCCTCTCTTAGTTCCGTATGTTCCTGGTCCTTGTGGCATTTACTCCTCCTCTTCTTGAATGATTTCTTCAATCTTCTCAATTATCGCCTCTTCCTTTGTGTGAAGAGTCGCAAGCTTGTCTAATTCTTTTTGTATTTTTTGCAGTAGTGTTAATTTTGGCATAATTTTTCCATTATTTAGTTAATCCTTTTGTCTTCTCGAAACTCCTGAGCCCGGCGACTCCGAGCATGGAAGTAACGATGGCCAGCAAGGGGCCAGTTTGAATGTCAGGAGCTGTTATATCAAGTCCTGAGAACTTTGCATACCATTCAATTCCCGGGGACACGATGAACTCAAAAATTAGCGCGAAGGCTCCCGTCCAGCCGATCATGGGCCTCCAGCCCGCGACAAAAATGGATTTATGGGCGCCTTCTTTGATATTTACGTCAATCTGTTTCTCCGCAAGCTTTTGTTGAATGCGCTGCATTAAAATCTTTTTATCTAATTTCTCTTCCTCACTAGTATGTAAATCATCAATAACGCTAGAAATTGTTTTAAGGGCCCCGCCTTTACCGCCTAGTAGTCCTGACAGGAGATTGAGCATCTATGCTCCGCCGCCTGACATTTTCCATAGGACAAAAAGCACTACTGCGACTAGAATTGCGGCTTTCAGCCAGTCTTTCATGCCCCAGTCATTCCACTCTTTGAGCCAGCCCCAAATATCTTTTAAAAGTTTCATAGAAACCTCCTTCATTAAATTGGAAATTAATCTACCTCGTGTTCACAATTTTTGCAATCACAAGATGTACACGATCCACCATTAGAACAATGGCATCCATGCCCGCAATTTTTGCAAGTCATTAAAAAACGCCTTTAAAAGGAACTTTCTTAATTTGCATTTTACTGCGTTGCCCTTGTGGTCCCTTACCTAAATTATCTACAACCTTTGGTCCAGGTATTGCTACCTGTGCTGTTGAAACTTCAGATGTTTTATTTACATTAGGACCCGCATAAGGATTCATCTCGTTAGAGACAGTCATTTTAGCATTAGGATATTTTGATCCGTTTATATATTTTGCCTTCGCCATACTTTCCTCAATGATAAGTTGTTTTATTATCTTGTAATGCATGCTCTATAATTTGTAAAGCATCGTCCTCACCTAAATGTTGAGCTATGATCTCTTTCGAGACGGCCAACATCGCCTCCGCTATGATCAAATAGTGTTCTTTTGTCTTCACGGATGCCTTCACGTAATTATGTAATCCTTGTAAATGGCAATCAAATATAGCTTGAGCGGTAACTATCATACCTTACCCCCATTCTTTTTATACTGAAATCCTGGACCCTTTGCTTGTTGATTAAATTTCTTTAGGTTCACATTAGCCCTTAATTGAGCAATATCTTCTTGTGAATCAATACGGGCGTTGTCAATCGTGTCTTTTTGCTGCAGTTTCTGTTCTTCAAAACCAAGTTTGGTCGCATCAAATTGCAGTCTTTCCTTATCATGAAGGGCGCGTTGCTGTAATTCCTGCTTTTTAAGTTCAATGACAGGGTCAGGCTGTCCCTCTCCACTCATTTCCGCCTGCATTTGCTTGACTTCCCCTAGGAACTGCGCCTCTAATACGGCAATTTGAGATTCCGTCATCATTTCTAGCTGTTCTCCTTCAGCCACTTGTCCCATTTGCTGTTCGGCCTGTTCAATTTGCATCGCAACCGCCTCTTTTGCCTTTAAAGTGACATGTTCCAGAATATGCTTGTTTAATTCCACCCCTATTTGTGGCAAAAGTTCAACAATGGGGGATAAGCTAAAAATAAGGTGTGCCTGAATATGGGCGTCATGGTTCTGTCCTTCATATGCCTCAATTCCATCCTCTTCGATTAATTTTTGATTCTCCGTGGTAGGACTCATAGGCTCAGGTTTGTCCATTTTCATTATTTTATCAATATCAGTGACACCCAACGCCTCGTACATACGAACATACGCCTCTTTGACATTATGTAGTTGAGGAGCACTCATCGCCATCTGAAGCTGAGTCTGCGCGAGCTGAATGCGCTGCGCCATGGAAAAAATATTGGGATCCGCGACAGGAATAATATCCACCCGTTCATCAAAATCCTCTTGCTTAATCATCCTGTTACCTCCCACAACCATGTAAGGATATTCAGGAGGCAGATCCATTTGAATGACATTGGCCAGTAATTTAAATTCTTGCTGCATCGAATAATACATGCGCTTGTGAATGGAACTCATGATCCGTGAACCACGCTCCAATAAGGCAATCGTTGTTCCAACAGGCGCGCCTTGATTAGCGTCGCCTACTTGCATATCCGCGATCTGCGCGAAACGCTGTCCCGCGTCCACCACAAATCCTAGAAGAGCAAATAATGTTTGTGATGGTTCCTTGTAAGGTAAAGGCAGTAAGCCTTGTCTAATCTCTCCACTTGGCGCATCCACGTCCCTGAATTCTCCTGGTTGAAGTGGTTCATCAGTATCCGCGATACGCAGTCCCCGTGTCTTGAAACCCGCAGGAAGATTTGATAACGTTCCCGCATCAATTAATTGACGCAACGCCAAAGTGGCGGTACGTGACAAGCCTCCGATTAAATGAATTAATCCAAAGCCATAAAATCCAAGGCCAGGAAGAAACTTGAAATGGACAAAATATTGTTTCTTACGATACTTTTCATCTCCTTCGTCATAATTTCGTCTTATTCCCAGTACTTGGGCTGACTGCTCATCGAGTGTTACGATATAGGGAAGTTTAATTCCTGTCTCTTTTCCGTCTTGTTTATCCTCATATCCCGTAAGATCCAAATCCACGTGAAATTCCAAAAGGGTAATCATCAGCGACTCCCCTGTTTGCTGAATGCCATCTATGCGGTCAATTTTTGATTTAATATCGGCGGCATTATAGGTGGGAGACTGAGTAGGTGCGGGATTAAGATCAATATCTAAATAAAAACCATTGACCTGCTTCTTGCGAATGTCATTCTCTGACTGTTTCACCACATGGGTGATGCGTTCGCATGAATCCAGATCAGTCGCGGTGTAGGGCACCACGAGATCCTCCGCATGGACAAACTTGGATACGGCGCGGCATAGCTGCGCGTCATAGTAAACTTTTTTAAATGTCGATCCTGAAAGTGGCAAATAAAAAAGCATCTGATCCAGTTCAGGAGTGTACTCCTCCATCACGGTTGTAATCTGGTAGTTCATGAATTCTTTCACGCGCTGCGCTTGCTGATAAATTTCAGGTGTTTCTTCACCCACGACGCGCGTGCGAACGGGACCGCTTGATGGCATCAATTCCTTGAAAGCCGTGGAACTGAATTGTGTAACCGCTTCTCCTAGCAAGGGATGGGTAACACCGCTTGCCCCACGAAATGGTCGTGTCCTGTCTTCGTACTTGAATCCAAGAAGATCCAATCCTTGCGTGTATGTTCGCGCCCACTCTTCCCTGGAAGACTTGTCATTTTCATAATCCTCCATTAACTGGGAGGCGATAGAGCCTAAGTCACTCTCATCCATCTCCTCCGCCAGATTGGCATAAAAATCATCTGTCGCGTCTAACGGTTCGTCGGACACGGTTATTTCTTCGGAAACAATTTCTACATCAACAGGCTCGTTCGTATCAATGGACTCTTCAATCGTCTCACCGACGAGAGCGTTAACGGCCTTGTCTATATTATCTTTCGCCATGATTTTTTATAGCCTATTAAGATTAATAAATCCACCATAATGGAAGTGTGGTATTTCCACAATACCACCAAACTGTTTCTTTGTCAGTTTTTTGATTGTGTCTTTGGTGATGGTTTTGGTTGGTCTTGTTTCTTGTTGGATGAGTTGGGAGAGGAGCTCCGTAAGTTGTTCCCGAAAATAATCGATGTTGGACCTGCCTGTATCTTCGGCAATTGATTTAAATTTTTCACTAATGTAGTTGATAAAACTTTGCCCATTTTTCTGTTTTGTCCAATCGTTAGTTATTTTCTCTAATTCTGTTTCAGATATATAGTTTTTAACGTCAAAATCCAAGTCTTTTATGGCTTCATTTAAACCTTTTCCAGCAAATTCCTGTATATAAGGCAAAACTTCCGCTTTTTTTATCCTTTTTTCCTTAATGGCTTTGCTTATTGTATCCTTGTCAATGATAATCTGGATGCCAGGTTGTCCATTAACCATTATGGGCTGATATCCCCTAAAAAGTTCGATTGGATCATTATTAATGATTCTTTCAAACAATCCCGTGAGCGTTTTACTGTCCCTCAAGTTTGCACTGCCCTCTTCAATAATAAATAAACTATAATTTTGGGGATTTTTCGTCAATTCCTTTGTTGAGTTCACCCATATCTCTGTTTGATTGGTAAACAGTCCGAGTAATGCCGCCGCTTCCTTGGCTGACTCCTTAGACATATACGCTTCTTGCACGGTTGAGGGATTTTGAATCAGTTCCCAGCCGCCGGTACCATGCACATTGCTGCTAAAATCAATTCCCGTTAACTTATTGACAAACTCAATCGCCTTTTTTGTCACCAGTTCATTGATCTTGAATTTTTTATCATCGGGCAATGACCGGTACTGATCCCCAAACTGTATGTCCCATTGAGATCCTTCACCAGGATCCACTTCCATCGCGATGCGGCGCAAGTTCCTGTTCAATGCCGACTCAATGTCGCCCCCTTGTCCAAGTCCGCTGTACATCCTGGTTAGGTTCATCCATCCAATCGCCTGTATCTCCGTCGGCGTCCAATCGTTCTTGCCCATCCAATTCTTCTCATTAAGATGTTGAGTAAGATGTTGACCCCACAGCGCCCGGTTTTCGTATTTCGTTCCCGTAATTCCTCCTTGACCAAAATCTAGCTGTATTCCATCAGGAATAATGTAGCCTAATTTTTCCAGATGATTCAAATAAATTGAATCCACGAGTCCCGTATCGCGAGCCGTGTGCACATCAACAACAAACGGAGAGCCCCCGTCTTCTTGATTTCCCATGATGGATCGCGTGTCTTTTCCATAACCCGCATCAATGAAGTCAGCAATTTTCTGACCCACGCCACCTGTAATCTCCTTGTCGTAAATGATGCTTTTTATGGCGTCATTAGCGGTAGTTAATCCTTTTCCCTTTACTTCATCAAAAGGAACACCGCGCTTGAACTGTTCGTGAATATAAATAACATTGGCAAGTGCGCTTGCCGGTGTCTCATTCTGCTGTCCCGACAGCCACGCTTTCGTGAGTGTCTCTTGCATTTTCTTATCGCCTTGCGCCATAACATCAAAGTGACCAAAAATCTTGGCGTACCAATTGGCGTCCTCCATTACT